TAATAAAAGATTTCTTATATTACTTCTAGTTTGTTGTAGAAGAGTTCTTGTTTTATTAAAAAATCCTTGATCACCATAATCTAATGGTAGAGAAATTCCTATAAATACATCTGGATTTAAATCTTTTTCTATTTGAGACATTATTTTTTTCCATCTTTTTTAGCTAAAGCTTTCATTACACCACTATAATCTTTTGTTAAGTCTTGCATCACATTTTGAACTGCTTGATTATTTGTATCAACACCTGCTGCTTGAGCAGTTTGTATAGCAGCTGCTTCTCTACGACTTTTAGCATCGCCCATCATGTTACCATACCCTATAGCCTCAGCCATTCTAGAAGTATTAAAAGTTTTACCAGTCATTGTAGGATACTCTTCATACTCATCAGCTCCAGCATTTGCAGTTTCGTTTAGGATATCATTCAACACAGGATTTTTAGTATAAGTAACTTGTTTTTTAGGCTTTGGTTTTCTTTTAGGTAAGACTTCCATCACATCATTTTTAGATGTATTTTCAGTCATAGACTTTATACCTTCTTTAATAAATATCTCAGTTAGTTCTTTTTTGACTTCTTGTCTAACCAATTCTTTTATCAAACTAGCTAATTTATTTGATTTTTTTGTCATAATAGACTCCTATTTTATATAAATATAATATTTTAATTTATTTAACTTCTTCCTAGTTGAGCATCTCTTTGTTCCTTAGATTTTTTTCTTTCTTCATTTTTTTTAATAGAATCATCTAAATCTTTTTTTAAATTTTTAATACTTTTAGTTAAATTTTTTAAGGCAGGTTTAACACCATTTATAGCACTTTTTGCATCTTCTATTTCTTCATTAAATTTTTCTATCAGTTTTTCTTGAACTATTCCAATAGCCGCACCTGCAGGGTTTAATGGTGAGGATGCTATAACAGCAGCTTCTCTTGTAGCTATAGCTGTTTTTTTTAAAGACTCAGCAGCTTTCAATACTGACTGTACTTGACCTCTAATTCCATCTATTTGATCTCCTTTAGACTGTATATTATCCAATTCATTTTTAAGCTTTACAGCCTTTTCAACATCAGCTGATTGTCCGCCGTTTTGTCTAATACTTTCTACTAATTGTTTTATTTCTTCTTGTTTTGATTCTATAGGACCTAATATTAAACTATCTATTTTTTGTCTGATTTTATCACCTGCTGCCATTATCCTCTAACTCCTGAAACTGCTGTTATTTTTTCTACTTCATAGTTAGCATCCACCGTATTTTCAATTTCATTCCACACCACATTATCCCACATACTTTCTAAATCTAACTCATCTTCATCACTACCCTCTCGTGATACTTGATTTTCAAGTTCTTGAGATACATCAGGAGGATTATGATTTTCTCGAATAAAAACTTTATTACTATGAAAAGGAACATTATCCCCAAGCTCTTCAATTCGATTTTTTAAGCTCGCACTTAATTTATCGTAAGCTGCATCTTGATCTGTCTTTACAGTTGCTTCCTTCATAGAATTTGCAAAACTATCTACATCACTTACAAGTCGAAATAGAAAATCTTTTAACTGATCACCTAACACCATAGGATTATTAGTTTTAGAGTCTCCTAGTTTTATCTCACCAAACTCAGATTCTAAATTTATAGAAGTCACTGCAGCTAAATTTATATTTCTTTGAGCATATGCTGATACATCTCCCTCTCTAGCATTTATGGCTTGAGTATCAGCATTAGAAACTATTGAACTTTGATAGTTACCACCTAATGTTCTTTGCTTCATTTCGCTTGGAGCGCCAGTAGCCAATCCAGTATGTTCATTTGTTGTCATCCAAATACTAGCACCATCTGCATTTATATTTGATGTATGTGGAAAATGTGAATTTTTACTTTTAGCTCTAACGGTATCTGAATTTTTATTTTGACCACAAGATATTCTTACAAAAGGTTCTTTAAAACTTTTATCACTACCAAAATGAATTGTAGAACCAAATCTACTTTGAATTAAAGTATCACCCTCTTCTGCTACAATATTTCTGTTAAATTTTAAACCGCTTTCAGAAACCTTATCTTTTTCAGACCTACCAGGTAATTTGTTTAAATTAGAACGATTTAAAAAATTTAATGGATTGTAGTAAAAGTAATCATTTTGATATTGTGCTACATTTACTATTTCGCCTTTTACTGGATATTGAACTATTGCTCTAGATAAAGGTTTTATAAGTGTTGAAAAAATACTACCCTCAGATTCAGAGTGTAAAAGGCTAACCTCACAACATCCAATTTTACTTAGATCAGGAATAGATGTTCCGCTTATTAATGGAAATCCTTTTGATTTTGGATCTAAATGGCAAACCACAACTTCTGCAGGTTGTATTTCATAAAATTCTATATCTTGTACATATGTTTTTATTAACTCAATACATTGAGCTTTATTTACAAAACCTGTTTCAGTTCCATCGTCTGGTATGTAATTTACATTATTTCTAGTGTATCCAACCGACATACTATTCCTTTAAAAAATTTACATCATCAGATATTTTATCTGAGTGTTTTTGAACATCATTTGCTACATCTTCAACAGCAGCCATTAATTGTTCTTTTTCAGAATCGCTTAAACCAAATTCTTCTTCTGATGATCCTTTAGATTCTGTAGCTATCATTCTTTGAACAATAGCTGCTACCTTTACTAACTGATCGTCATTCTTTACATTGATTTCTAAATACTCTTTCAACATAGGAATGATTTGAACTGCTGTATCACCATCTTTTATGAAACCAACAACTTCTTGC